CCTTGTTGCAATGCAACAAGGTCTGGGGCTTTTCTATGTGATACGCTATTATTCTGCCTCCTTAGCTCAGTGGTAGAGCGTCGCTCTTGTAAAGCGAATGTCATCCGTTCAAATCGGATAGGGGGCTCGTTTGACTGGGTAAACCTCTGTCCGCTTGGCGGTTATGTCGCCTAATGTAGGGCTCACGCGTGGCTACTACACCATGACGCTAGGCATGAGGTCCGGATGGCAGCCGATACAAGGCCCCTAGCACCAGCTGTGCAGGCCCCAAGGTGGGGCAGCGGACTGTAAATCCGTCGCGTAAGCAGGCTTGGTTCAATTCCAAGGCGCAGCACGGGGTAGGAAGGTTTCGACTAGTAGTAAAACCGCATGCGGAAACTACTAGGACCAGAGTTCGATTCTCTGCTACTCCACTCAATCCCGCTTAGCTCAATTGGCAGAGCACAGAGCTGTTAACTCTGGGGTTGGTGGTTCGAGTCCACCAGCGGGAGCTTTTGGGGTATAATTACACCTATGCCTAATGCACCTAAAACTCCTACGCGCACAATCCGCGTAGATGATGAGTTATGGCTAGCTGTTCAAGATCAAGCCCGTGAAGACGGAGTAACAGTTACTAGTATTATCATAGATGCCCTGTACAGGTACCTTCGTAATGCCCGACTTGCCACATTGGAAGATCAGGGTATAGAGTAAAGCTAACCGAAGGGGGTCCCAAATGGACATGCAAGAGTTAGTACACCACGTACGCGAAAACGTACTTCTTAAAGAGCGCATTGACGAACTAACTGCTCTACAAAATGACGTTAAAAAACAACTTAAACAAGCTATTGAAGATCTTGGCGAAGTTGACGACCGTGGCCATGTTGTCATAGAAATTGAAGACGACGTTACAGGTATCCGTAAAGTTATGCATCAAAGACGGGTTTCTAAAAACCTTGACATTGAACTAGCTGAAAAAGTTTTGAAAGAAAAAGGCATTCACGAACGTTGCTTAACCATGGTTCCAGTTTTAAATGAAGATGAGATTATGGCTGCATACTACGAAAACCTTATTACTGAAGAAGACATTGATAAGATGTTTCCATCTAAAATTACTTGGGCATTGGTATTATCTAAGAGTTAATTATGGAAGATTTTATTGACGAAATGTTTTCTGCTGTTGACGACTACTATCCAGGTAGTAAGCGTAAGCGCAGAGAAACGGAAAAGAAAACCAAGGTTGAATTAGAAATTAAATCTTGGGACTCTCGTCCGTATGTTAAAACACTACCTAATGGACAAGACATAGAGTTTTTTACATTAGGCGCTTTAGCAGAAGCTCTAGGTAGACCTGTGATAACCCTTCGGGATTGGATGAAAAAAGGGTACTTACCTAGTGCACCGTATAGACTTCCTGCAAAGGAAGACAAACACGGAACAATAAGACAAGGGAGACGTCTTTACAGCAGGGAAATGATTGAGGCTGCTGTAGAGATATTTGACAAGAATGGACTACTCGACTTAAATAAGATAGAGTGGTCTAACCACCAGAGAGTCGTAACAGATATCTCTGAGGCATGGAGTAAGCTCCGTGCATCAACTAACTAAACAATAAAACTATAAAAGGAAATAACATGCCAGTTAATCGTTCCCTAGAGGAAGAAAAGTACGCAGTCACCGATACATTCGGAGATGATTTTGATGTTGACGCTCGCCCAGAAGCAAAGGCATCAACCGCAGTTAGCTCAGGCTGGGACGCCGCAGAAAAGCTAACCGTTTCTACCGGAGATTTTCCAGTAGATTTTAAGCACACCGAAACCGCTCAGGTTATTCGGTTCCTTGATCCAGCAGGTCCGTTTGCTTCTTATAAGCAACACTTCCTAAGCAACAAAGAAGGCAAGAAGTCTTATGTTTGCCTAGGCGCTACCTGCCCACTATGTACAGTTTTAAAGCACCGCGCAGAAGATAAGCGTGGCTTTACTATTGCTAACTTAAGCACTGACCCGTTCTCTCGTCAGATTCTTACAGCAACTCCACGTCTATTTAAAACACTTTCCGCAATTAATTCTTCCCCACAAGGACCAATTAACAAGGAAGGTATGTACTGGGGACTTAGCCGTACAGGTATCAAGCAGACAACGGTTTACCACGTAACCCCTATCAAAGCACGCGATCTTAGCGACGACTGGAACATTGACCAGGCTGCTGCTGAAGCTGCGATTGCTGCTATGGAACCATATCCAGCGTCAACGATTCGTGAAAACTCGTACGCTGAACTTCTTGAGATTGCTCAGGATCTTTCCTAACAACACAGGCTGCCGTTGGCGGTAGGTCACCCCTTACCTACTGCCAACGGCTTTAGGGGACCTATATGAATATCATTACTACTACTGACCAATTAAATGAAATGGTCAAACATTACCTTACACAAGATGCTTTTGCTTTTGACGTAGAAACTGTTGGAGATAACCGCGGTCTTACTCCCGTCAATGAAGTTCTTTGGATTACCTTTGCTACACACGGACGCTGTGATGTAATTCCTATGGGTCACCCCAATGGTGATTTTATAGAGGAAGTTTTTCCATTAACAGGTCAGGGTGAAAAGCGCGTAGAGGCTGGGCTTACTGCACGCCCTAGTGATTATTCGCGCGACGCAAAAAAAGCCACTAAAAAGTTTGGCGCTCCACCAAAACAGTTGTATCCAGCAGAGGTGTTCTCTGCCTTAACCCCGTTGATGTTTAGTGAAACCCTTCTTACAGTGGGGCATAATCTTATTTTTGATCTAACCTCAATAGCTAAATACTACGATGGCAAAGTTCCAACTGGCCCTTACTTTGACACTATGATTGCGTCGTTTATTACAGACAATCGTAATAAGAACAAGTGTGGCCTTGATGCTTGCCTTCAACGTGAGTTTGGCTATGAGATGGTTAAAGGTGTTGGCAAAGAGGTCGAAAAGTATTCATTTAATGAAGTAGCTAAGTACGCATACCTTGATGCTAAATACACATTTTTGTTGTGGAAAGCCTTAGCTCCTAGAATTATAGAAAACGGCCTTACCGTAGTAATGACTTTAGAAATGGACGTTCTGTCCGTTCTATGTGCCATGAAATTAACTGGTGCGCCTATTGATGTAGACGCTTTAGAAAAATTAGATGCTCAACTTCGTGAAGACATTGAAACCGCTAGAGCAGAAATATTTCGCATTGCCCAACAACCTTTTAACATTAACTCTAACCAAGAAAAACAATTTATTTTGTACGGTCCAAAAGACCAAGGTGGCCGGGGGTTGAAGCCAAAAGTTTTAACTCTAGCGGGACAGAAAAAAGAAGCTGCAGGTAAAGAGTTAGACTACACTGACTATTCCGTATCTTCTGAAGCTCTTGAGACTTACAGACTTAAAGATCCTTTAGTAGCCGCGTTACTGACCTACGCGGATTTAAATAAATTAAGCACCACTTATGTAGTTCCTTATTTAGGTGGAGAAGTAGTACGAACTACAGGAGGTAAAGAAAAACGTGAACATAAAGACTCGCTCCTTATTAACGGCAGGATTCATTGCGATTTCGTACAGCACGGCGCGGAAACTGGCCGTTTCAGCAGTCGTAACCCTAACCTTCAAAACGTTCCTGCACCTCATACAGCACACGGAAAAGCAATAAGAAACCTATTCTTTGCCCCCGAAGGATACAAACTTGTAGTTGCTGACTACTCCCAGATTGAGCCGCGCGTTATTGCGTCTATGTCTCAAGACCCAATTATGATGAAGAACTACCTTGAAGGCGGAGACATTTACACAACAGTAGGAGATACCATGGGGGTAGATCGTAAAGCTGGCAAGGTTCTTGTGCTTGCTATGGCTTACGGGGTAGGTCCAGATAAAATTGCTAGACAAATTGGTTGTTCAATTACTGAAGCTCGAGAGCTATTAAGTAACTTTAGTTCTAAATTTTCCTCAGTAAACAGCTATCGTGCCCGTATTTTAGGCGCAACAAAACAGCAGAAGCCACCCTTTGTAGCAACAATTATGGGGCGAAAGCGTTACTTACCTGAAATAGTCTCTAGGGATCAATACTTAAAGTCACAGGCTGAGCGACAAGCCTTTAACACCCGTATTCAGGGCTCCGCTGCAGACATAATTAAACTTGCTATGGTTAGAGCAGGCGCTCGTCTTCCTGAAGAGGCTCGTTTGATTCTTACGGTACATGACGAACTTGTTACTCTTACCCCAGATTCCAAAGTTGATGAGACTGTCGCAGCTATTAAAGATGCCATGGAGGGTATAGACTTACTTCAAGTTCCGCTAGTTGCGGACATTAAAGTCGTTCAGAGATGGGGCGAGGCTAAGTGAACTGGATGTTTTGGCGTAAAGACGAGCCTGATTTTATTGTGGAAACCAGTGAGGTTCCTACAAGCACTTTGTTTAGATGGGCTTTGTATGATCTTGGTGTTGACACTCCAAATAAATTTGCTGAAGCCGCTGGGTTTACTCCTATCAGCGATGAAGGCGAAGAGATGGAATATCAAGATAGTATTCTTCGACTTAATAGCCTAACGCCCTATACAGGTTTTATTGACACAATGGCTACCATTAATGCAGAAATTTTAGCTGAAACGTTTGCTGGAGTTCTTAGAAAATATAACTTAATTGATGAGTCGTTATCTCTTGAAGATGAAAAAGAATTAATGTCAGGGCTCTACAAACACATATCTATTTCAGCTTTAGTCCCAGCGTTTTCATCTGCGCTAAAATTAGGTATTCTTGTTAACCCAGGAATGTATATTACAGAAGGTTACTATGAGCAACAATAATTGGTGGGCTAGCAAATTAAACGCCCCACAAAATAGTCCGGCATCTTTACCACCGTTGCCACCTACGTCTCCACCGCAACCAAGTCCGTACAACCCTGTACAGCAACCACAAATTCCGCAACAGATGCCTGCTTCAGCTATGGCACAGAAATGCCCTAACTGTCGTAGCGGTAATTACGGTAGCGGAGACCCTAGTATCAAAGCTCGATGCTATGATTGTGGCTACCCAGTAGTTCAATCAGGCTCAGGCACTCCTGGCATTGGTCAGCAGTCTACTGGTGGAGCCGCTCAACCTACTCGACAAATTTCTACAGCTAATAACTTTAACCCTCAAGGCATCATAGGACACATTTAATGAACACAGACCTAGCAAAAGCACTTACATCGCTAAACAAAAAGTTTGGCAACATGATTGTTCTAGGGTCTGATATCAAAAATGACGTTGTAGGTCGTATGACTACAGGGTCTTTGGCCTTAGACGTTGTTCTTGGTGGAGGCTTCCCCATCAACCAATGGCATGAAATTGTTGGAGAGGCCTCTAACGGAAAGACCGCTGTTGCATTAAAGACCGTTGCAGCAAACCAGCAACGAGATCCAAATTTTACTACCGTGTGGGTAGCCGCTGAGACATGGGTACCAAGTTATGCGGAAATGTGTGGCGTTGATGTTTCTCGGGTTTATGTAGTATCCACCAACATCATGGAAGAAGCTTACGAAGCTGTACTAGGCCTTGTAGAAACTAAAGCCATTGACTGTGTAGTTATTGACTCCCTGCCAGCTCTTGTTCCAACTACAGAGGATGAGAAGAACATGGATGAGGCTACCGTTGGTCGTGGGGCTTTACTTACAGGTAAGTTCTTCCGCAAGATGGGGCACGTTGCTCGACGATCTTTGGTTGAAGACGAACGTCCGTTCATTGGTCTGCTCATTAACCAATACCGCATGAAAATTGGCGTTATGTATGGTGACCCTCGTACTACTCCAGGCGGAGAAGCAAAGAACTACGCTTTCTTTACTCGTATTGAGGTTAAACGAGATGATTGGATTGAGACAGGTACTGGGCAAGAAAAACGTAGAGTAGGTCAGACTATTAAAATCCGTACTCTTAAAAATAAAACAGCCCCACCGTCTCAAGTTGCATACCTAGACTTTTATTTTGCGGACAGCGAGCATTGCCTAGCTGGTGAGTACGATTTTGCTAAAGAGATCGTAGCTTTGGGCATCCTTAATAAAATTATTACCCGTGCCGGTGCATACTACAGTTACAAAGACCGTAAGTGGCAAGGTGCAGATGCCGTGGTATCATCTATTAGGGAAGAAATTGACTTGAAAGAATCTTTAGACAAAGACGTACGGGAAGCCGTAAAAGCCAGTTCTAAGTACTCTCAGGAAGAGGACTGATGAAGTCTCAAGGACAGATTCAGTCTAAGAAGCACGAGGACCGACTTGCAAAAGTCATTGGTGGTAGCAGGAATGCTGCCAGCGGTGCTTTTTGGAGCCGAAAAGGAGATGTGCGAAGCAAGGATTTACTTGTGGAGCATAAGTGGACTGGAAAGAAGCAGGTAACTGTCCAAGCGATAGTTCTAGAAAAGATCGTTAAGGAAGCAATCCTTGATGGTCGGATGCCTGTCCTCGGTTTCCACCTTAATGGTGAAAACTACGTTATGTTGACGGAAGATGATTTTCTGGAGCTTCGCCAAGAGCTCCAGGAGCATGAGTGCGAGACCCCTACGCAGTAGAAAACTGGCGTGCAGATGCTAAGTGTAAAGGCTTAAACACTGAACTATGGTTTCCCCCTCGAGAAAAAGAACTGTATAAAACTATCGCTGACCAAGCAAAGAACGTTTGCTTTGGTAGAGATGGTAGACCTGAATGCCCAGTTCGTAAAGATTGCTTACTGTACTCCGAAGACATGGATGAGCAATACGGTATCTGGGGTGGCTTAAGCCATAGAGAACGCAATGCTTTAAAACGCAAAGCAACTAAGCACGGCATGACCCTTAAACAGTGGGTAGAGACCGGCGGTAAGAAGTGAACGACCCAGTAAAATGTCCTGAGTGTGGTGTATGGTGGCGTGGAGAGACACATAAATGCTCTACAAATTCTAAATTTATTTTTTGCCCTATGTGTGGAAAACAAGTAGCTAAAAAAAGTCACCATACTTGCGTATCATTTGAAGATATGATAAACATGTACTTACCGAACAAGAAAAAGGGGAACCCAGATGACCAAGGCCGCGATACCCACAGGCACTCTTAAGAAGCTTGTAGACGTAGGTAAGAAAGATAGTCGAGTACTTGGCTCAGTAGAGCGCTGGATCCTTGCACGACCAGCAGATGAAAGCCGCGCTACAAATGTAATTCATCCCTCCGCAATGGTTAAACCTGATTGGTGTCACCGAGCTGAGTATTACACCATTCAAGGCGCTAAGCCAGCGCCTAGTAAATTTAAAGCCAGTATGAAACAGCACTTAACCTTTCAAGAAGGTCACCGCATCCATGCTCGCTGGCAGTCCTGGTTTGAGGACATGGGTAAGTTATACGGCAAATGGCATTGCCAAGGTTGTGGCGAAGAAGACTGGTTACTGTCTTCAGAACTGCACCGTGATCCTACTTGCGGTCCTTATGTATACCGCGAAGTACCTGTGTACAGCGATGCTCATAGAATCTCTGGTCATGCTGATGGTTGGTTAAAAGGATTTGGTGAAGACTTACTTCTTGAAATTAAGTCAGTAGGAGAAGGTACATTCCGTTGGGAAGACCCAGCGCTTTGGGCTAACTCTAACAATGACTTTAAGACAGCTTGGAAGAGCCTTAAGACTCCGTTCTACACCCACATCATGCAGACTCAGGTTTATATGAAACTCCTGGAAATTATGTACCCAGAAAATCATCCTAAAGAAGCTATCTTTATTTATGAGTCAAAGGTAGATCAAGAGCTTAAAGAATTTGTGGTAACTAAGAGTGATTTTGGTGTTATCGAGTTATTTGAAGCAGCTCTTATGATTGTGGATGCTATTGACAAGCAAGTACCACCACCATGTAACATTAATCCAACAGGTTGCTACAAATGCGAGGTGCACAATGGGAATTAAATTACGTGCAGAGGAAAGCCAAGTAACTCTTGACACTATTCTTTCTCAAGGGTTTACATTGGATTCTGAGTTTGAACGTTCTACTCCCATGATGCCTTTTGATGTCACAGATCTTGACGATTTAGGGCTTATGCGGTTATTTCAAGAGCACAACGCATACTTGCAGTTTATTTTGGCTCAAGTTACTTGCGCTCAAATTGATGAAAGCAATGCTAAAAAGCGTTTAGAGATGGCTGAAGCGCTAGCCACCGATGAACAGACCCGCGTAGCTCCGCCTAAAACCACAGTTTCTGCAATTAAAGCTAAGGTTATGGCCGATCCAACTGTAGAAAAACTGTCTGATGCTTATGCGTTTGCTCATGATTACCGTAAAGGTATGGAGATGATGTACACTAACGTCAAGATGGACTGCGATTTTATTAGCCGTGAATTAACTAGGCGAACGTCTAGCAGTTTTAGTCGAACAAGTAAATTTACAACTTAACCATGAAAAGGGACACTTGTGAAAAAAAATAAACAAGCACTTAAACGAGTAAAAGAAGTACACTCACCTATGTTTTGGGCTACACACAGCGTTGATGAAGTCTGTAAGGAATGTAAAGTTCCGTACCCATGCCGGACTGTTCGTGCAATACATAGCGAGCATTAATGTGCGACAAAGAGCTTAACCCTTTTACGCGTATTTACCAGCTAGAGCAAGCCATTGAACGCGTGCGTGAATTGCATACTCCGGACTATGACAATGCTTGTCAGGTGTGTATAAAAGATTTAGATTACGACGAGTACCTACCTGTTTACGAAGAATACCCGTGTCCAACTATTGAAGCATTGGAGATAACTAGCCATGTTCGGTAAACAAATGCATGTTATTTGTTGGGGTTGCAGTGAGCACATAAAGATAGTTCCAATTTCTTTTGAGTCCCGTATGTATAAAGATAAGTCAATTACTTATACTACGGATCACGACTGCACTATGGTAAATCTGATAGGATAGCTTAATGACTATTATTGTTGGGCTTGTAGAGGACGGCAAAGTTTACTTAGGTGCCGACCGAGGTATGTCTGACAAAGAATTCATTAGCAGTATTCTGACCCCAAAAATTC